TGAAGTCCAAGTCTTCAATGGCAACACTATTACGCTGACAGCAACCACAACCGCAGCTTCTGGAGCCGTAACGGTAGGCGGAAACTTGACGGTTTCCGGTGCAATTTCGAGCAGTGACGCAAGCACAACGAGGACAAATCTTGGACTTGGCACAATCGCAACGCAAGCGGCTGATTCGGTAAATATTGACGGAGGTGCAATCGACGCGGTCACGATTGGGACAAACTCAGCCGTCACTGATTTGCGTGTGGATAATTTGAAGCTGGACGCAAACACGATCAGCAGCACAAACACCGATGGCAACATCACCATTGACCCGAACGGGGCAGGCAATGTTGTTGTTGGAAACTTCACTTTTGATGCAGATCAAACCGTAGGCGCAGGACAAGACAATTATGTTTTAACTTATGATGACGCTACTGGACTGATCAGCTTGGAAGCTTCTTCTGGAGGTGGCGGAATCACAACAGGGAAGGCAATCGCTATGGCAATCGTATTCGGATAATTTATGGCAGCACCAAATATCGTTTCAGTTGGTACGATCACAGGAAAAACAGCAGTCCAGGCAATCGGGACAAGTGCCACGGCAATCGTGACCAATTCAGCATCATCGGGCAAGGTTTTCAAGGTCAACACACTGCTCATCGCAAATGTCGATGGCTCTGCGGCTGCGTCAGTCACCGTTGATCTCTACCGATCATCTACGGCTTATCATTTAGTAAAAACCGTACAAGTTTTTGCCGATTCAACCTTGGATGTGCTCAATAAAAGCATTTACTTGGAAGAAGGCGACTCACTACGTCTCACAGCTAGTGCAGCTAGCGACCTGGAAGGAATCTGTTCTTATGAGGAGATCAGCGAATGAGTTTAGCTAGAAATATTGGAAACTTACCAAACGGGGATGATGCTCCAGTTTATGCTTGTAGGGCTTGGGTAAATTTTAGAGGAACTAGTCAATCTGGTACATTGAACACCTCTGGCCCTGTTACTGGTTTGTATACTGCCACGGTTACTGGAGCAACCACTTTTACGATTGAATACAGCAGCACCACTTATACGGTAACTACATCTGGTAATCACGAAGTTGGGGATGGTGAAGGTGTGGATTTAACGATCAGTGGAACGAGTGTAACGGTTGATACTCAGATTCGTGAAAGCGGGAATGTATCTGCAGTGGTTGACAACGGAACAGGCGACTATACTGTGAACTTTGAGACTGCGATGCTGGATGCGAATTATTCTGCTACTTTTGGTGCTCGTAGACAAGACGATACTTCTGACCCAAGAAATTTGGCAGCAATAAGCGAAAAATCAAATGCTACAAAACTTTCATCTAGCCTTCGAATTATTAATGTATCTGCAAGTTCAGGTGGCTTTTTATCTTCAAAAGCTATTGATTTTGAGGTTATCAATGTTGCCATCTTCCGCTAACCCAAAGAGTTCAAATGAAACTAGCAATCTCCGCTAAAGTAAAATGACTGACATCAAATTAAACAATCAAACTCTTGCAACTGCATCTGGCAGCACAATAACTTTGGATAGTGGGGTTGTGTTCCCTGCTGGGCCTTCTGTTTCTGGTCAAGTTTCAGGTGGGCATATTTTACAGGTTCAATCTACTATCCTTACAGGTAGTATTTCAGATAATTCTACTTCAACATTTACTGATTTAACAGGACTATTAGTAAAAATTACTCCATCGTCTACTTCTTCAAAAGTTTTACTAAATTACAATTTTGCTGTAGGTCAGAGTGGAGGTAACAATCCTAAATTTTTTAGGATTAAAAGAACAATTTCTGCTGTAGACAATACATCCTTTGCAGTTGGTGCAAGTTCTGGTACTAGAACACAAGCAACCTCTGTTTCTTTTGATACTGGTGCAGATGTCAATGGACAAAATCAGCACAGTTTTTCGTTTGTCGACCAGCCGTCTGCTAATACTGAAATTACATACCAGTTACAACTTATTCACAATATAAGTCCATTTTCAGGCAATACTGTTTACATTGGGGAAGGTGCAAATAATCAAGCATATAATCAAACATCACCAATTATATTTATTGCAATGGAACTCGTATGAAAGACTCTGTAATTTATTTATTATATCCAGAAGTCAAACAAATTGCTTTTGGCGTTTGCTATGACTCACAAAAAAATGTCGTTACGGTTAATGATGATTTGATTCTTAGCAAAATTGCAGAACTCCAAGCAGCCGAACCACTACGCCTATTGCGGCTAGAACGTGATCGCTTAATCGCCTCTACGGATTGGTGGGTTTTGCCAGATAGAACGCCAACTCAAGCACAATTGGACTACCGACAAGCCTTACGAGACCTCCCTACCAATTCTCCAAATGCAGCATTGGATGAACAGGGTAATTTAATTAATGTGACTTGGCCTACTAAACCGGAAGCATAATGGCAGGATCAATCAAAGTAGCAGGACACGAACTAGTATCGCACGACATTGCAAATGATAAGTTGATAACAGGAAGTGGTTTTCCTGCTGGGCATGTGATTCAGTCAAAAACTAGTATTTTAACAACTGATAAATCATCAACGAGTACATCGGGGGAAAGTATTAATGCAGGTTTCGCTGTAACATTAACTGACTGTGTTTCCGGTAATTTGATAATTACCTATTTAATGGGGGGACAGTTAGCTATGACGGGTTCAACTTCTGGATACAGAGTCCAATTATTCTGTAGTATCGAAGGTGTTGATGTTTATGGACAGTTTAACAAAAATTATGCAAATCAATCTACTGGAGGCTCATCCAGTTATAGTGGTGCTGCTGTTTCTAATATGTTTTTTCATACTATTTTAAGTTCTGGGAACATTGAAGTAATACCTAAAATTAGGGTTCAAGATGCAAGTTTTGCTGGAACATTATTTGCGGATGATGGAACTTCAGGATCAAGTAGTAATTCTGGGCCATGTAGACTAACCGTAATGGAGATTCAGCAGTGAATTTACATACCTTAAAAGTTATTGCATTGCAAAAGTTAATGCCTCAAGGTGAGTGGTCAGTAACTGGTACAGAGGTTTCTTTTCATGGGGTTCAACAAGTTTCGGAATCCGAAATCCAAGCAAAAATCGCAGAACTAAAAGCAGCCGAACCACTACGCTTACTCCGTATACAACGCAACCAACTGTTAGCGCAAACCGATTGGATGGCAGTATCGGACAGAGTAATGACGCAAGCACAAATTGACTACCGACAAGCACTACGGGATCTACCAGAGACTGCAGATCCACAACTAGACGAAAACGGACAACTCACCAACGTAACGTGGCCTAGCTTATGAGTAATGCACGGAATATAGCGAGTATAGCTGGGGAAGATGTACTCAATGCGAGTAATGAAATTGTACCTGTTTATGCGTGTCGGGCATGGGTGAATTTTAATGGGACTGATGCTTTTAGTCCAAACCCTAGTACAAGTGCAATCCGTGATTATGGAAATGTAAGTTCAATTTTCCAAAACGGAACAGGTGAGTATACCGTGAATTTTGAGATTCCGATGCCTGATGCGAATTATGTTCTCACATCTTCATCGAATGATTCCAACTCTGACCGAGGATTTCATGTAATTACAATTGATTACGATGAAAGCGGTGTAGGAACCGCACCTAGCACTACATCTGTAAAAATCATAAATAGAGTAGCATCATCGCAAACATTCAGTTCAACTCCATTGGATTGTCTTAATGCGATGGTTGCCATCTTCCGCTAACTCAAAGGATTCAAATGAAACTAGCAATTTTCCCCAATGAAGAAACGATATCTGTTTTAGTACCTGCTCCAAACTGTGGGCTTACGCTAGAGCAGATCTGTGCTAAAGATGTCCCAACCGGAGTCAAGTACAAAATTATTGACAGTTCAGAACTCCCAGCAGACCGAGAATTTCGGAATGCGTGGGACTATGATTTCACTAACAGTTACGATGGAGTAGGAGTGTGATTACGATCAATCTTACAAGAGCCAAAGAGATTAAAAAAGAATCTTTACGACAGGAACGCAAACCTCTGTTAGAAGCGCAAGACGTTGCGTACATGCGAGCCCAGGAAGCTGGTGAAGATACGACTGCCATTGTTGCCGAGAAGCAAAGACTCCGAGATATCACGAACCTGGTAGATCCTTGTACCACTGTTGACGAACTCAAAGCCGTGAGCATCTAATGTCCTACATTGGAAACGTCCCCACTCCCGCAGCATCGGAGACCCGACAGGAATTCACTGCTACTGCATCGCAGACCACGTTCAACACCAGTGGGTACGTCATCGGAAATTTTATTTCCGTTTATTTGAATGGGGTCCGTCTTAGTGCAGGGACCGATTTTACTGCAACGAACGGATACGATGTCGTGTTGACCACAGGAGCAGCAGCAGGGGATTTACTAGCAGTAGAAATGCGGAATACTTTGGCAGACATTGGAGCAGGATTCGCCAGCACTAGCGAGGTCACTGGGACCAATACAACCGGAAGCATTACCACAGGCACAAACTCTCTGACGGTTGCTTCTGGAACAGGCATCAACGTAGGTGATTATGTGGTCGGTGAGGGCATTGCTCCAGGCACTACAGTTTCTGCAATCTCTGGTACATCGGTGACCCTCTCAGGGACGGTAGGCGCAACACTGAGCAGTGACCCTGTTTCGTTTTACACTGCCAACAAAGCACTTAGTCCAGGTCTCGTAGCAGGTCAGCTATGCCGTGCGTGGGTGAATTTTAATGGAACGGGAACAGTCGCAATCCGTGCTGCTTACAATGTATCGAGCATCACTGACAACGGAACAGGTGACTATACCGTGAATTTTGAGATTCCGATGCCTGATGCGAATTATTCAGTATCTGGCGCTTATGAGCCTGATGCAATTATCTTTTCAGGAAATCCGGCGGCTAAAGTAATGAATATACATACTTTTACCACATCTAGTTTTAAGGTTGCTACTGGCTATCAAGCGGGCTCATCTGGGGCTGGAAGACTTGATTATCCACAATTAAATTTTTCTATCTTCCGCTAACCCAAACTAGGCCGAGCCATGCCAGCAGAAGCCACCGGAATAATTGACGTTGTCCAAGAACTTGGAACTTCAGCTTCTGCGTTAGTTTTCTTTGCTTGGCTAATCATTTTTATTCTCAAGCAGCACGATAAAGAAAAGCAGCAATTGCGAGGAGATGCCGAAAAGAAAGATTCCATGATGATGGAAGAACGAAAACTTTATTTAGCGGCTGACGCGAAAAATGATGAAGAGTTACGACAATATATGAAGACGTCAAACTCTGAATTAATGAGTATTATGTCAGCAACAAATGTTGCGATAAAGGACATGACGATTGCCGTCAACAATCTTGGTGACGTTATCAATAGAGAACTGAGGAGATGAAACATCTTCTCACAGGCTTGGCTTTGCTGTGGTCAACATCAGCTTACGCTTTGCCTGTCGAATATAAGACTTTACACCTTGTTTCATGGGCTTACCAATGCTCACTTCGTTTGGCTCCCACCTATCAAATGCAAGGCATGACTTCAAACTTAGCCATGCAATCCGCCATTCAGTTGTGTTCTTGCGTCATTGACCATTACCGCGAGAATCACAGATATGTAGACCTTCAGTTAATGCCTTTGCCTCAACGAGAAGCGTTTGGCGAAATGTACAGTCAAGAATGTGTGGATTACCCAGAAAAGGAGACTTGATGGAATTCATTGACCATTCAGAACACTTCTCGAGAGACGAGCTGAAGTGCAAATTCACAGGTGAATGCTCTATGTCGAG